TTTGACGGAATGGGCACAGCGCCTCAGCAGAGCCTCACACCGATCGTTAAACAGTTGCTGGGCATCGACAGGCCTGCCTGCGCCTAATGGCTTACACAGACGCTCTCAACGGGGCTATTGACAGCCTCACGACTACCCTCACGGCAGTCACTGGCCTCAGAGTGGTAAATGATCCGACCCGTCTTGTTCCAAATTGCGTTTACATAGATGCGCCGTCCTTTACGACTATCGCTGGCAATGGCAACATCATCCGCATGGACTTCCCGATTAAGGTCATCGGCTCAGGGCCAGCAGGCCTACCAGTGCTTCGCTCAATCCTCGATATCGTCAGCAAAGTTCTACTCAGTCCGATCATCGTCATGGCAGGCCGTCCCAGCAACCTAGAAATCGGCGGTCAGCTCTTCCCGTGCTATGACCTTGACTGTGGAATCCAAGCACAAAGCGCATAAGGAGAAACATGTACACCATCATTAGCCCACGTCTCGGCAACCCGGGCGATCAGTTCATCCCAGAAGACGGTGTCAACATTGACGCACTGCTTGACGGCGGCCTGATATCCACCGACACCGCAAAGAAATCATCTAAAGTCAAATCAGAACCCAAGGAGCAATAGACATGGCTATCAGCAGCACTTACCTTTCTAACCCAAGCATCACGATCAACTCGGTTGACTTGTCCGATCAGTGCACAAGCGCGGTCATCAACTATGTGTCGGAGCAATTAGAAAACACAACATTTTCCAACACTTCGCGCAGCTTTACAGCAGGTCTGTTTAGCAACAGCGTCACTGTCACTCTTTATCAAAGCTATGCCGCAAGTGAGACCGAAGCGAGCATCTACAGCCTTGTGGGAACAACCACAACGCTTGTCTTGAAGCCAACTTCATCTGCTGTCGGTGCAACTAACCCTTCGTACACTTTGACGGGCGCTTTCTTGTCGGCACACACGCCGATCAACGCTTCACTCGGCGAACTGTCCACGATTGACCTTACCTTTGCTGGCGGCGTTTTAACTAAAGCCGTCGCATGATCTCGCGGCATCAGCCGCTGAGAATTACAAGTAGCAAGACCGCACAAGCGGAGCCTTGCCCGACAAAGGAGAAACTATGAAAGTCAAACTATCTATTGACCTTGGCGACGGTAAGCCAGCGCGCGAAATGACTACTAACATGCTTGCCATCGTTGACTGGGAACGAACAGAGAATCGTCGATCAGCAGACGGCAAGGGCATCGGTTTTAGCGACATGTGCTGCTGGGCTTTTACGCTTTGCAAACTTGCTGGAGACAAAGTGCCAGCCAACTGGCGCGAGTGGGTTGCCGAAAATCCTGACATGACCATTACACCTATCAACGAGGTAGCAGACGAGACCCCTTTCATCGAGGGACTTGGCGGCGAAGCCTCTGCGAAGTCCTAGCGTTAACAGGCTTTTGGCCAAAGGAGATTGAGTTCACTATGCGAGACCTGAACACTGTCACCTATGTGCTTGAGCAGATGCACCGTAAGAAGTAATCATGCCTGTTTCTCACAGCGTCGAAGTGGTCGGTCTTAAGGAAACGATCAACGCCCTACGCAAGATTGACCCACAGCTGCAAAAAGACTTTAAGGCTGACGCGACAGCAATCGCACAGCCAGCCATTCAAGCTGCAAAACTTGCTTACAGCCAGTTCCCGTTGTCAGGCATGGCGCGCAAGTGGTCTGATCAAGGGCGAAAGATATTCCCGTTTACTATTGCCAGCGCACAGTCTGGTGTAAAGATGCGTTTTGATACCAGGCGCAATGCTGTCGGCGTAATCCTGATAGAGCAAAAGAACCCAGCGACAGCAGTGTTTGAGGGTGCAGGCCGTAAAGACACAAACCGTTTAGGCACATCACTTGACTCGGTCAGCTCCGAGCGCGGCTTTGCGATGGCAATGCCGGGTAGGACTCGACTGATCGGCCCAGCGGTCTACAAGGCTCGACGTGGCATTGAGTCCGAAATGGAAAAAATGGTGCTAAAAACCATTAACGAAATACAGAAAGAACTGAACTAATGGCACTGTCAATCCCCATCATCAGCGAGTTCCAAGGTGGCGGCGTAGACAAAGCCATCAAACAGTTTCAACAGCTTGACGGCGTAGGCGCAAAAACAGGCTTCGCACTTAAAAAAGCGTTTCTGCCTGCCACTGCTGCGCTCGGTGCATTAACCGCTGGCATCGGTCTTGCCACTAAAGCAGCAATGGAAGATGAGGCCGCGCAGCTTGAGTTGGCTCGCCAGTTACGGGTTACAACACAGGCAACTGACGCACAGATTAAAGCCGTTGAGCAGTCCATTAGCGCGTTTAGCAAACAGACCGCGATGGCTGATGACCAGCTAAGGCCAGCCCTTGCCAATCTCGTGAGGGCTACAGGCTCACTTGAATTGTCACAAAAGGCAATGGCGGTCACTGCCGATCTGGCGACAGCCAAAAACATTGACATGGAGACTGCCAGCGTCGCAGTCGCAAAAGCCCTGGCAGGCCAGACCACTGCGCTCATCAAACTTGACCCATCGCTTAAAGGAGTGATCGACTCATCATCAAGCGCCGATGAGATCATGCAGGCGCTAAACAATTCGGTGGGCGGTGCTGCTGAGACCTTTGCCAATAGTGCTGAGGGCGGTCTTAAGAACTTTGGCATCCAGATGGACGAACTAAAGGAAAGCATCGGCGCGGCATTTATTCCTGTCATGGAAAAATTGCTTCCTTATGTGCTGAACTTTACGACTTTCCTGCAAGACAACACCACAGCGTTGCTTGTAGTTGCTGGCGCTATCGCAGCAATGACCGCAGCCATAGTGACCGCCAACATCGCTATGAAGGCATACAACGCATTTCAATTGGTTGTTACCGCTGGCAACGCTGTGCTTGCAGGATCATTTACCACGGTCTCGCTATCGGCTGGTGTGCTGGCTAAAGGCTTAGGCGTAGTGATGATTACTCTTGCCGCGCTGTACGAGCTGTATCGCGAAGGCCCTCGAGCAATAGCAGAGTTCATGCTGCCGTTTAAGCAGTTTGCTGTCGGCGTATATAACTCGGTCAAAGTTGTTGCTAACGGCATCAACCAAATTATTAACGCCGCGATTATTGGACTAAATCAACTGATTAACGCGCTGAATGTGATACCGGGTGTAAGCATTGACCTGATCCCGTTAGTGCCGATGCTGGAGTACACAGCACTGCCAGAACTTGACACGCCAGCTGCTCAAGGCTCAGGCTTCGCGCGTGAAGGCGGCACAGGCTCTATCGGCTCAAGCCCTATGGCAATGATCGAGTCGGCTCTAGTAGCCCCATCAGGCGGTGGCGGTGGCGGTGGGGGCGGTAAGTCTTCAAGCGTCCTAGACCTCAGCAAGAACTATGCAGGCAACATGGGCGGCAACTATGGCATCACAGGCAACGCAGGCGACTTCTCCAGCCTGTTTGACCAGTTCATGGTCGAGCGCGGCACACCGATCACAGTTAATGTCAACGGCGGTCTAGCCACATCAGCAGACATCGGTCGCGCTGTAGTGAACAGCATTAAAGCCATGAACCGAGTGGACGGCCCAGCACAAATACAGGTCGCCTAATGACTACCACAATCGTTCAGTCAGGGTCTTACGATCTTACGATCGCTACAGGCTTCCTCGTAGACGCTTTTGTCCTTGATGACGTGGACAAAGGTGTACTGAATAACACCGAGTATGTGCTAGACGGTACAACAGAGTTTGCATCCGTTATTGACGGCGCTACAGGCATCAGCGTGTTTAGAGGCCGTCGAGACATCGGCGATCAGTTCACTGCTGGCACGATGAGCTTTGACCTAAACGACACATTTACGGGCGGCATATTTAACCCGTTTGATACCCAGTCACCGTATTACGACACCGCTCAGGCTGTGCCAGGTCTAGCCCCTATGCGCAAAGTAATTCTTAGCCGCGAAGGCGAGGAACTGTTCAACGGCTACATCGTTGACTACTCGTACAACTTTAACCTTGGAGGCCTTGACACAGTCAATGTGTCCTGCGCTGATGACTTTTATTTGCTCAGCCAGACCTACATGGACGAGTTTAATGTCAACCAGGAACTAGCTAACGTGCGAATAGAAGCAGTGTTAGACCTGCCAGAAGTAAACGCTTTTACTGGCGTAGGCGAGCGAAGCATAGAAACCTCGACGATCACGCTGGGCGGCGCAGCTGCATACACCGTCCCTAACGGCACATCGGTCGCCGCGTACATGGCAAAGATCAATGAAAGTGTGCAGGGCCGCATTTTTATAGCGCGCGACGGTACGTTTATTTTTCAAGATCGCATCGGTGACACGCTTTCAGCGTCATCGGCAGACTTCCACGATGACGGAACCCAAATACCCTATGACAACGTGGGTATCAGTTTTGAGGCAAACCAAGTCATCAACCGCGCATCCGTAACTCATGCAGGTGCAACTAGCCCAGAGATTGCCGAAGACTTGACATCTCAGGCGACCTACTTTATTCAGACCACAGCGATCGGGGATGCGCTAGTCCACAACAACACGGCAGCCCTTGACCTTGCCAACTACCTGCTCGTAGGCCAGCCAGAAGCCCGCTACACCAATGTTTCAACCCTCTTTGCATCCCTCACCGATGCTCAGCGTGACACCGTGGCAGTCCTCGAGATCGGCAACACAATCACCATAGAAAAGTCATTTACTAGCGGAGTCACGATCACATCGTTGGCGCAAGAGTTAGCGATCGAGGGCATCCAGCACGAGATCGACCTGTCAACAGGGCACAGAATCACTCTGTTTACTAGCCCTACCACGCTGGTGTTTGAGCTGATCTTGGATGATCTGGTATATGGCACAATCGACACAGAAAATGTCTTAGGATAAGGAGCACTTATGGCAATACAGGACTTTACAGTAGGGCAAGTTTTAACAGCTGCCCAAATGGACGCGTTGCAAGCCAACGACTACAACCAGACTGTCAGCAACAAAACAGCTTCTTACACGCTTGTAGCAGCTGACAAAGGCACTCGAGTTGTGATGAGCAATGCCGGGGCAACCACGATCACCGTGAACACTTCGCTTTTTGCAGCTGGTGACACACTCTTCATCCAAAACATCGGCGCGGGCACTTGCACGATTACGGCTGGCACAGCAACGGTCACGACCGCTGGCTCTTTAGCGTTGGCACAATGGGGGGGTGGCACGCTTTATTTTACTAGTGCTAGTGCTGCTATTTTTTTTAGCGGTGGCGGTGCAACTTATGGAACAGCAACAGGCGGTACTTCATCAAGTATTACGGTTGGCGGCGTAAATTACACGCTGCTCGCTTTTACAAGTGATGGAACATTGACGGTAACTAAATCAGGTTTGTTCGATGTACTGCTAGTTGGCGGTGGTGGCGGTGCCGGTGGCGGTGACACTTCTACCGACGCTGGTGGCGGCGGTGGTGGCGGCGCAGTAGTTGGATTATCAACTATCCAAACCTTATATTTTTCTGCTAATCAAAGCATTGTTATTGGTGCTGGTGGCGCAGGTGCTTCTACTGCAAGAGCGTCAAACGGCGGACGGTCAAGAATAGGCACAGTATCTATTGAAGCAATAGGTGGTGGCGCTGGCGGTGCAATGTCATCAAAAACTACAAACGCTGATGTAACAAAAAGGTCTGGTGGAAATGGCGCGTCGGGTGGTGGTAGCACTATAAACGTGGCACCACACGCACAAGGTTTTGCACTTGCATACAACGGCAACAACGGTGGAACAACTGATACCTCACCTGCTTTTGGTTCAAATTGTGGTGGTGGTGGCGGCGGTGCTAATGGTGTTGGTGGTAACGCAACAGGTACTACAGGCGGCACAGGTGGCAACGGTCTAGATATTTCGTCGTGGATTACAGGCGCAACATATTTTGCAGGTGCAGGCGGTGGCGGTGGTGGAACAGGCACCGGCGGCACAGCAGGCAGCGGCGGCGTAGCAGGCAAAACAACAGGCACAGGCAACGCAGGCGTCAATTACGGGGCTGGCGGTGGCGGTACTGCTAACACGTCGACTACAGGCGGCGCAGGCGCGTCAGGTGTTGTCTATGTAAGGTTCAAATTATGAGCAACCAATACTTTGCACAACTAGACAATGAAAACATTGTGCTTAGCGTGCACGTTGTAACAGCTGAATACATGGCGGAAAACCCCGAACTATACCCGGGCGTATGGGTAGAAACATTTATAGACGACCCCAATAAAACTTATGCGGCTGTTGGCTATATCTACCATTACGAAACACAAGACTTTACACCACCACCACCACTCGAGGACTAATGGCGTGGCGTTACCTACTCGGTTGCACAATACTTTTAGCAGTAGTTGCGTGGGCTTGTAGTGGCTGCACCAGCACAAGAGTCAACATTGAGCCAAATAGGTGCTTTACGAGGACGGCCTGTGATGTCGCCAGAGGATAAACACGCGCGACTAATCCTGATCGTCGGCATCACAATGTCAATCAGCTTTGCTGCCATTGTGCTCGGCTTCGTTTACGGCCTACTGTTCGTCAACCAGCCACTCGAGCAAGCCCCAAACGACGCCGCCTTCATAGACCTACTCTCGACCGTTGTCGTGTTCCTCACAGGATCACTTGGCGGCCTATTAGCATCTAACGGAATGAAAAAAACAAAACAGACAGGAACAACAGATGAAACCAAGTGATAAAGCAATGATCTCGACCTACATCAATAGCGCCATTGCAGCAGCAGTCGCGCTCTACATGTCAGGCAACACCGACCCCAACGACCTACTCGGCGCAGCCATCGCAGCTGTAGCACCACTATTCATCGGCTATGTCAACCCGAAAAACAAGGCTTATGGCATCGGCAAAAACCCCGAAGCCTAAAGCAACGACGCTCACTATTGTCCCAGACAAACTGGAGCGGCACTATCACAAGTTAGTAATGCCGTCAACGCTTGCACATGTAACCCCGGGTGAACTGCCAGCAGGCCTGCTGGTCGATGTTAAGCCATACGGCAAACTGCACCCATTAGCAGCCGATGCTTACATGGCGTTACGCGACGCAGCGTTTGCTGCAGGTGTCAAAACCTTTAAGCCGACGTCAAGCGGCGACACCTATCGCAGCACAGCAACACAGACCGCTGGCTTCCTTGCGCGCTACCAGACACAGCCGATTGCAGGCGCGTCTACCAAGACATGGAAAGGCGTGACCTACTACTTAAAGCCAGGTAACGCGATGATGGCTGCACCTGGCACATCTCGCCACAACCTCGGGCTAGCAGTTGACATCAGCGACGCATCAGCAAAAGACCGCATGGACTTTATGCTCGCCAACATCCAGTCCTACGGTTTTACATGGGAAGTGCAATCCGAGCCATGGCACATCTTTTACTATGTCGGCGACCGCGTTCCAACCCTTGTGCAGCAATGGAAACAGGCTAAATCCTTGCTTTAGCCACACCCATTGCCTAGGGTCGATGTACCGACGGAAGGCAAGCGAAAACCATGGACGCAAAGACCTACATCTACGAGGTGTACACCTCACATTTAGATAGCGGTCAGCAAGTCATGGTGCAGATATTTCGTGATCCACTAAACGGTAGGACGCTGCACTCGCAGCTCGCCTTTAAGGACATCTCAGGCAGCTGGGGTGTCCCATACCAATTGGAGAAAAAATGATATTTACAGCCCCCAAAATTATTGTCACGGTCATTAGTACCATCTGGGCGTTTACGACCTTCCTAGGGGTCGCCAGCAGCCTTCCAGACCCTTCTCACATGTATGACGATGAGGTTGTATTTAGCCAGTCTGTGCCACCGACTACTGTCGCTCCGACCACGACAATCACGACGATCGCCACTTGTGACGATGCCCTACAGCTGGCCTTTGACCTTGGCTTCCCTGCCGATCAGCTTGGCACGCTTGATCTAATCATGCATCGCGAATCACGATGCCAGACAACAGCGCACAATGAGAACGACCCCATGGGAGGCTCTTACGGCCTGACACAGATCAACGGCTTCTGGTGTTTGCCTAACTCGCAGTGGCCTATCGGCTGGCTACAAGAAAAGGGGATTTTGGAAGAGTGCAGCGATCTGTTTAACGCCACGATCTCACTGCGCGCCACCCTTGCTATATACAACAATTCAGGATGGGAACCATGGGCGACAGCGAACTAAACAGCATCTATCCCGAGACTGGGATCACCGAGCACACCCGGGCGATGATGGGCATGATTGACGACCTGTTCACACCGAACCATGTAAAGCGATCAAAGGCATCACATCTCTATCACTTGGTAGGCGAACTTGAAGCGCTACGCGATGACCTACGCCGCATGGACGACCCACGCGCAAACTTCCTACAACTTGCCATCACCGAACTCAGTCAACTTATCATCTAACATCATCCCAGTACACCCGAACAAAGGACACCCGACATGTCAGATTTACAATTATTCCAAGCCACCATCGGTCTAGCCGGATACAAAGAAACAATCTCGGTCACACCGTTAACACGCAGCAACGATCATCCCACGTCATATCGAGCAGCCGAACAGGTAAAGCCGCGCCGCATAAACCAAACACTGCGCCTGCTATGCGCTTACCGATCGCACACCGATCTCACAGCTGAGGAAGCATCAGTCATAAGCAAACTAGAAAAGTCGTGCTACTGGAAGCGCGTCGGCGAACTACTCGCAGCCAATTACATTGTCGAAACAGGCCACGCGCGCAAAGCCACCACAGGCTCAGATCAACGTGTATGCAAAATAACGCCGCAAGGCATAGCGCTATTGGCATCACTTGGCCTATAGCAGTTTTGGCAGATATGTGCCATCAGACCGCACAATTAAACATCGCGAACGAACAGCCAGAGCAATAGAGACCGACAATAAGCGAAAAGAAAAGGCAGACAAGATGGGCTTTGACCTTGCAAATTATGAGACAGTGGCAGATCGACTTGTGCGCTGGTGGGACGCATATCCGAACGGACGCATACAGACACAGATTTACCGTTACGACGGAACAACTGTTGTCATGAGCGCGGAAGGCTACAACGACGATGATCGGCTGATCGCCACCGGGTATGCAGAGGAAACAGTGTCAGATCGTGGCGTTAATGCAACCAGTTTTGTGGAGAACTGTGAAACCAGCGCGATAGGCCGCATGATCTCAAACAGCCCGATCGGTACGGCTGGCCCTCGACCATCAAGGCAAGAAATGGAAAAGGTAGAGCGGACTGTACCTGTGCGCGCTGTAGTCGGCTCAGGGCAGCCTGTACCGAAGCCACAGCCATCGTCAGGCGCGTTTTGTAGCCCTAAACAACAGACCTACATTAAAGCGCTTGCCCGTGGTAAAGGCTGGAATGAAGGCGACACACTTATCAAGCTG